GGGCAATGGAAGAAATTAGACCATAAAAGTTTACCGGAAAGCATTAAAAGGACTTTTATAAGAAAAACAGTAAAGTATAGAGATAAAATAGAAGATAAAATAATTGATGAAATACCTGAAGATAAAATTAATGAAAGAGACAGATATGAAGAAATAATAGAAGAAAAGGAATGCACAGGAAGGGATTTAGAGGCGAGTATAGAATTAAACAGAAATGCAATTATAGAGCTTTTGAAAAGAGTGGAAGCGTTAGAAAAATAATGAAAAAACTAATTTACATAACACTATTATTTTTAACAACTATTTCTTATGCTGAATTTGGAACTAAAGTATCGGGTAAAACACAAATTAAAGAGGGAAACAATACAATCGGCAGTGTAATTTTATCAACAGCAACAGCATTTAAAAGTACAAGTTTTAACTCATTGGTTGTGGATAATCTGGTAGATTCTTACAATCAGCAGGGAAAATATTTTGAAGCGTCGCATTTATTTCAGGATGTTCCTGATAATGGTTATATACATTTTTATTGGGTAAACAGCTCTACAGTAGTATCGCATGTAAAATTTAATATTGACGCTGAAGGGAAAGCGTATATAACGGGATATAAAAATCCTGTTGTTGCCAGTTCGGGGACATTATATACTACCACAACAAAAAATTTTGGAGTAAACAATTCGCCCTCTGATAAAGTATATTATAATCCCACGGTAACAAGTTCAGGCACGGCGTTATTTTATGATGTTGTCTGGGGCGGTGGAGGCCCTAAATCAGTAGGCGAGGCAAATGAAGAATCTACCGAATGGATAACGCCAGCGGGCAGTTATTTTATGGGTGTAGTACAGAATAAGGGTGGGGCAGCCAAAGATATTAATATCAGGATATTTTGGTATGAGGTGGAACAATAAGGAGGAATAAAATGAAAGTAAAAATGAACGCTAATGTATTATTTCCAAAAGGCTCTTATTCTATTGGATATAGAAATAAGAAAAAAGGGGAGATAGTTGAAGTAAACGAAAAATATCATAACTGGGCAAGGGTTATGATAGAAAAAGGGTATATGGAAGAGATAAAAGATAAAAAGAAAGCTACCGTTAAAAATACAAGTACGAGAAAAAAGAAAGAAGAAAAATAATCGGAGGTAAATAATGGCGTCAACGCATGGATATGTTACCGCAGCGGTAATAAAAAGGTTATTGCCGAGAATAACACAGTCATCTAATTTTGACACTGACGATGAAATAGAAGCGTATATCTCCGAAGCGGAAGAGCTTGTTAATTCAAAGCTTGCCATGAGATATACAGTACCATTGACCGGTACTATTCCAGCTATTGTTACATATATAACCTCACGCATAGCGGCGTATAATATATTATTGAGTGAATATACTGGAGATAGTGAAAACGTAAACGAGTGGACTGATAAATGGTGGGATGCACCTATGCGAATGTTGGGAGATATCATTGAAAGAAAAATGAAACTTGTTGATGGCGATGGTGATGAGCTTGCAGAAGAAACTACCATAAAGACAAGTCGGGGAGATTATATGCCGTTTTACGATTTGGACGGAGAGTTTGACCAGCAGCTTGATAACGATTTAGAAGATGCGATAGAGAATGAGAGGGATTAATGTTAAACGTGCATATTACCGGAACAGAAAGAGTTAATCACAAGTTAAGAGGTTTAATAAAAAAACTTGATAATCCTCGTAAGGCTTTGAAGTTATCCGGTAAAGCAATGATGGATGATGTAAAAGACCATTTCAAAAACGAGAAAGGGCCTGATAGTAGATGGAAAAAATCATTGAGGGCAAAGCTACAGGGAGGAAAAACATTAAGAGATACAGGCGAGATGTTTAACAGTATAATGAGCAGTTTGAAAGTCGGCAAGGATTATGCTGTTATTGGTACTAATAAAGAATATGCACCGAGACATAATTTTGGGAAAGGCAAATTACCTAAACGTCAATTTATGTGGTTGTCAGATGAGGCAGGGGATAAAATTATAAGAATATTTATGCAAGAGATAGATAAACAGCTATGAGTTATACAGACCCCAGAATAAATTACGTTACTGTTAGAAATAACATTTTAAGTTTATTTGAAAACAATAAAAATGACACTTACTTAAATAAAAATCTAACAAGCGGTGAAACATTTACATCAAATGACCAGATAAAAGCAGGTGACCCGGACGTTAAACCTGTATTTCAAGGGTTGTATCCTTACATAATGCTTTCATTTGACGGTAAAGTAAGCGAGGATATAAACGATGAATACGGCGGGCTGGGTGCGGCAAATACCAAAGTACCTATACTAAAATTTACGGCTTATGCGGTTACAAGAATACATAAAGACAGCGAAGATGTTGAACAAGAGATAATGCATATAATTGACAATATAGAAGCATTACTACGGGATAATATCGGAAATGTAGATGGCACTTTATGGGTATCTCCTGGAGCCTCCGAAAAGGTGGCCGGGAAAAATGGAAAAGGTGTATATGTAGCAATGGCTGCGATAGAAATATTTGCGGCAGTGGAGGTAAGTTAATGAAAATAAAATATAAAGGCAATAAATTAAGAAAGGTTTGTTTAGAAAGAGGAGTAATAAAACTTTATCCAGGTGAGGAATACGAATTAACACAAGAGGAATATAACAGTATAAAAGATAAAACCGGGATAGAGAAAAAAAATAAAAAATTAAAGAACGGAGGTAAATAATATGTGTGCATTAGCATTAGGTTACAAAGGGGCTTATTTTCAGTGGAAAGATGAAAGCACATACGGCACAGCGGTAACGCCCGATAAAGTGCTTGAATTAAATTCTGAAAGCATAATCAAAGAACAAGCTCATCTTATCACGGCAGGAAAAAATGCTATATATAGCGATAAAGATGATGTTGAAAAAGGAAGAACAATAGTAGCTGGTGATGTTTCTTTTGATTTGAGATATGAGGGATTTTCTGAATTATTTTATCATGCCTTAGGCAGTATATCTTCTTCACAGCAAGGCGGAACTTCGGCGTACAAACATACAATTACAATGGCTGATTCGTTACCTACTGGACTTACTTTTGAAATAGATATGGATACTAAAGCAAAACAGGTTGAAGGTGGTAAAATTAATACGTTAAGTTTTGCATGTGAAGCAGGTGGGTTTATGACTTGCACAATAGGCATAATCGGAGAGGATTTGACCTACACGACAGCAACGACAGGTAATTCACTGCCGACGGCGGCATTGATACCGTTTAACGAAATTGCGGTAACTTACGGTGGTGCCTCTTATGACGTTAGAAGTTTTGAATTAACATTAAACAATAATCTTGATACTGACAGATATTATTTGAATGCATTGACGTTGAAAGAGCCATTAAGAAGCGGAACGATACCAGAAATTACTGGAAGTATAACAACAGATTTTCAGGACAATACCGAATTTGATGATTTTGTAAATCAGTCTGAAAACGATATTGTTATAACGGCTACCGGCGATAATATTGAAAGTACCTATGATTATCAAATAATATTGACAGCGAAAAACTGTAAACTTACGGCTGGAGTTCCAAGTTTGGATAACATTGGATTAATACCTTTGGAATTGCCTTTTAAGGCTTATGCGACTGACAGCTCTACGAGAGAGTTACAGATAGAGGTACAGAATACAATAACAGACCCGACAGCATAAGGAGGTAATTATGGCGATAACTGCGGAAGAATATTTTAAAAAAGTCGGTAATACAAAAGAAGTAACACTTCCGAGCGGAAGTAAATTTAAAATCCGAAAAATACAAGCGAGAGAACTGGTGGGTCAGCCTATGCCATTCTCTTCAAAAGAAGATTTGAAGGGAATTGATACTGAGAAGCAACAGGAAATATGGAGCAGGATGACTCCTGAAGAACAAAAGAAACAGACTGAATTTTGTGATTTTATGATATTAAGAGCAGTGATTGAGCCTGAAATAAACGAAAACAACATAAACGATATACCGGACGAGGATTATAACAAGTTACTGGAATATGTATCTGACTTTTCATTCGGGAGGGTGAAAGACGTAAGCCCTTTGTCCGAGACCAAATAATCTTGCTGGATACTCTGGCAAGACGATATAACGTACATCCGCATGAATTGCTTGATATTGATTTCTCTGATTTGAATTTGGATTATATTTGTTT